GCAACTCTTTGAACCCGGTCTGCGGGTTGATCACAATGTACTCGCCTGGGGGCAGTGTTGCCCACACTTTCGGATCAGTGATTGTGCGCTGTTGGATGCCCAGTAACTCACGCACAGCAGTGATCTCCTCGAGCTTTTTCGTAGCAGCTTGGCGTGCGGCAATGCCCGTCTTCTCCTGGTCACGGATGTTTATGGTTTTTTGCTCAATGCCCTCAAGCACGTTGTCCAAACCAATGATCTGGTTGATGTAGCCGTTCTTGTTGGCAAACATCCTTGGGGCCAGTTTGAGTTCGCTCAAAATTTGCTGGCGCTCGCCCTCGGCAAAGCGGGGGTTTTCTTGCAAGGTGTTGACGACACGGTTGGTCATGCTGTCCAGCATTGCGGTACTTTGCTGGAACTCTGGGCCGATCTTGCCTGCCGCATCCAGGGGCACGTTGCGCGCAACGCCCGCCACCAAGACAGGGACAAAGCCTGTGCCTGTCGCGGCCAGATCGAAGAAGCTCGACTTAGGCGCGGTCCGTGCGACTTGAAATATCTCACCTGGGACGGTGTCTGCGGTCACGCCCATGGAGGGGGCCGCTGCCGGAGGCCGTGCTGGGCCGCCACTGGGGGCTGGGCCGCCGGTCACGGAAAGCGGTGCAGGAGCACTGCCAGGACGTCGGGCGTTCAAGGCCTTTGTTACAAAGTCAGGCAGCTGGTTGCGCTGCGTGCGCATGCTCTTGAGTCCTGTCTCGGGGTCAGTGAATTCAATCGTCGTAGGCTGCGTGTAGTCCGTGATCGCCGTCATGAACGTGTTTTCTTGCTCAGGAGTCAGCGAGCCCGCCTGGTACATCGGAGCAAACTGGATGATGCTGTTCAAGATGTCGCCTTTGCTGCCTTTACCCAAGGGCCCCGTAGGCTTCTCTCCTGCCTTCTTGGCATCAACTCGCGCTTGGGCGCGGAGCACCTCGTTAATCAGGCCGCTCTTGCGCTTTTGCAGCTCGTTGTTCTGCGCAGTAATCTGGTCAATGTCCTTCTCACCTTGCTGCAGGGCCAAGACTTTGAGCTGACGGTCAATCTTGCCAATCTCGTCAATGCGCTTGCCCATGGCTCCTGGCAACGTGCGAGTGGCCCCGGCCAGGCGTGACAAAAAGCTGCCGCGCAGGGGGCGGCCGGAGTCGTCCACGTTGCCGGCAAAACCAAAGGCCCGTTGTCCGAGGTCAAACAGTATTTGCGCCTCAGACATGCCCCGATCCGCGCCAAGCAGCTTGGTGTACTCAGGCAGGCGCGAAGCCGTGGCCTGCTCCAGTGTGGGCGTGCGTAAGGGTTGCTGAGCGAACAGGGACTGGGATGCCTGACGTGCAGCAGCCACCATGTCAGCGGGGTACATCATCAAGGCTTCAGAAGGTGCTTGTCCAGCAGGGGTCACGCCTTCTTCGTCAGACCCTGCTTGAAAATTTTGGACGTACCCACCGCGCGCCATGGCGATAGGGGGAGGCATACCGGCATCAGGAGGCATTGGAGGCATGCCAGGAGCGCCGCCCATTCCACCGCCCATCAGCTCGGCAATGCCACCTTGTTCGGGAGGCGGCGGGGCCATACCCATGTCGGGCGGGGCCATGCCCATATCAGGAGGCATTGGAGCGCCTCCCATGTCAGGAGGCATACCGCCCATCATCGGGGCCTGTGGCCCTTGGGCCATGTCTTGTGATTGGGGCAGCGCGCCAATGCCGCCGCCGTTTTGCTGCGCCAGCACCGGCTGCAGCATGGCAAGTACGGACTCAGGCGTTTCGGTAGCAGCCTGGTAGCCCACGAGGTCAGCCAGTTCATCGCGACGAGCATCAATGGAGCGCATGTCGCCCCGCAGGTTGTTCATCAGGATTTCGGGTGAGTTAGGGCGGCGCTCCATCATTGCCCGAGGGCCTTCTTCCCCGTCGTCGCCCTCGTCGTCATCCTCGGCCATGGCGTCCATGAACCCCTGCATGATCCCCATGTTTTCGACGTCGTCGTCTAGCATCATTTTTTTGTTCATATTGACCTCTTAGAAAAGACCGGCTTTTTTCGCGCCAGCGGCAGTGGACAAGGCCCCCAAACCAACGCCCACGGCCTGCTGGAATGGGCTTGCCGACGGCTGGCTGGCCACAGCGGTGGACATCTGCGTGGACGGCGCGCCCTTGTAAATGTCCGACAAGAAACCCGCCTGCTGGTAAGGGGCGTAGATTTTCTGCATCTCGGAGGCACGCTGCGCGTCCAGCGTCTGCTGGTTGAACGCTTGGCCTGCCTGGCCGACGTTGTACAAGAAGTTGATGTCGCCCTGCTGCAGCGCTTGTGCGGTCTGGCCCAAAGCACCTTGTTGCACGCCAAGCTGGCCCAACTGACCGCCCAACTGGCCCAGCCCCTGTGCGGTGGCCTGGCCAATGCCAAACTGTTGTCCTGCCAACTGGCCAATGCCCTGGCCCAGCCCCTGGTACTGCTGTGCCTGCTGGCCATAGATGCCTGCGGCGGTTTGTGCGGCCTGGTTGCGCGCTTGACCCTGCTGCAGCATCAGGTTAGCAATGTTCTGGTTGATGGCAGCCTCTTGGCCCGCCAAAGCGCCACCCTGGGACGCCAGGTTGCCATACTGCTGCGCTGCTTGGCTGTAAATGCCTGCCGCACCTTGACCCAACTGAGCCTGCTGCACGCCGAGCTGGCCAAGACCCTGGCCAGCGGCCACTTGGTTTTGAGCCAGATTGCCATAAAGCCCTGCTGCGGATTGGCCAAGTTGAGCTTGTTGCGCCGCCTGTGCGCCTACCTGCTGGCCGATGTTGGCCAACTGGCCAGCACCCGACTGCCCAAGCTGTGCACGTTGCGCTTCCAAAGAGCCCAACTGCGACCCTGCTTGCAGGCCCAACTGCCCCTGCTGCGCGGCCAATTGAGCTGCCTGCTGACCCAAGCCACCTGCTTGAGAAGCCACGCCTGCCAACTGCGAGCCAAGCGACCCTGCAGCCTGTCCAGATTGAAGCTGGCGCTGTTGTTGCTGCTCAAACGAAGCCATTGCATTGGCCTGCGACTGGCCGTAGCCTTGGGACAGGAGGTTGGCAATCGTAGCGGCCTTTTGGTCCATCAGATTGCGTTCCATCTCAGCGCGCTGGACACCTTCCCGCTCAGTTCCAAACGCCCCGGCTTTCACTGCCTGCGCTGCCAGACTTTGCCGGGAAAGTGCGCCTTGGCGATCCATCTGCTTCATCGTCTCGTCGATGACCTGCTGACGGTAGGGGTCCATAAAGGCTTGAGCAGAAGCCGGGTTGTACGACTGCGTTCCGCCGCCAAGGGCCCCCAGCCCTTGGGTAATTGCCTGCTGCGCCTGCGCAAAACCGGGCTGCTGCGCTGCCTGCTGCGCCATGCCAACGGCTTGTTGGCCTTGGCCAACCCCGTAGCCAATCATTTGATTGGCCCGGCCAAAGTTGGGTTGTGCGCCTTGGAGCTGGCCAGCAGCCTGCCTCATCAGTGCTTGGGAGCCGCTGAAGTCCGCGCCCCCGCTGCCCAATGCCAGCTGTTGTGCCTGGGCCAGGCCGCCAATACCCTGGCCAATGGCCGCTGTCGCAGGCCTGAGGTCCGCCTGGCTGGACAAGGCTGCCATGTTTTGGGCCGTGGCCAGTGATCCGAGGCCCGTGTTCAGGTCTTGACGCGCCGCGCCAAACTGACCGGTGGTGTCGGATGCCGCAGCACGTTGCGCGGCCTGGTCAAGATAGCCCAGGCCTTGGTTGATCTGGCCAATACCTGCCGTAATGTTGGCTGTAGCACCGCCCGCTTGACCCATGGCAGCTTGGGCATCTGCAAATTGCTTGCGGGTGTCTGCACCGCGCAAAACGTCAGCCGCTTCAGCCGTGGTCGTGTATGCACCGCCCAAGGCTTGGTTTGCCGCAGTCATGTAGGGCGTAAACGCCCCTATTCCCTGCGTTTCGGCCGCCCGCATGGCAGCCTGTTGTGCAGGAGAAAACCCCGCTACTTGGTAGTTGGGAAGCTGCTGTGCAAGGGTTTGACCGCCCGCTTGGTTGAACGCCAGTTTCTGGGCTTCTTGCAGCAGCTTGAGCTTGTACGCCTCGATCTCCGGGGCTTCCCGGACTATCTGTTGGGTGACTGTTTGTTCTGACATTTATTTCCCCTTGACAGCTCCGCCTTCGAGCATTTTCATCATCTTGTACATGCGAGCAGCGCCTTTGCGACGGCTGCCGCCTCCAGCATTGCGCACAGCCTTGGCTGTGAACACGAACTCGCCGTCCGACAGCATCGCTGGGATGTCATCCGAGGTCCCTGTGCCCGGACCATTGATTGGCCCATTCTTGCGCGGGAAATGCGTCACCTGGGCGGCACCGCCCTTGGCCATGCGACGGGGCTGGCCGTCGGGACCGTAGATCAGCGGAACGCCGTACAGCCCTGCCACGTTGTAGGGCTGCGCCACGCCGCCGGGGCTCATGGTGATGCCCGTTGGAACGACAGTGCCAGGCGCGCCGATTGGAATAGTGCTGTACGACGGGGTAGGCACGATTGGGTTGTCCGGTGTTGCAGGCTTGGTGTAAGAACTCAAGCCGCCACTGAACATGCCTGGGTTGTCCCGCATGTAGTCGGAGCCGGTGTAGTTGCGGTTAAACGCAGGGTTCTGGTCGGCGGGCTCGCCCTTCATGCCGCCTGTGGCCGCCATAGTGGCAGTACCTGCAAGGGCCAGTGGGCCGTACTTTTGGAGGATACCTGCATCTGACGGCAAGCCGGGGCGGCTGGGCGACAGGTTGGTGTTGTAGATGTCCTTGGCGACGTTTAAAGGCTCTTGGACAAATTGACGTGCAGTGTCCATTGGCCCCGTCATGCCAAGAACACTGCGCTCAATTTGGATGTTGGTTGGGGATGGGCCGACGCTTGTGGGCGACACGGTCCGTGGGTCGATGCCAATGTCTTTGTAAAACTGCGACTGGTAGTCCGCTGGCATAGAGCCGCCAGGGGCACCCTGGGAGGTAGAAGCCAGCATGTCCGCTGCGGTTCCAATCTGGCCCGCCGATCCGACTTGACCTGCCGATCCGACTTCTCCGGCAGCCCCAACTTGACCGGGCGTGCCAGCGCTTCCTACTTCCGTAGGCGCGCCTGACTGGCCTGGTGCCTGGGCAGATTTCATGTTCTGCAGGCCCGTCATTGCCGCTGCGCTGGCACCCGAAGTCAAGCCCATTTTCAAAGCATCTGCCGTACTCATTCCGCCTAGTTTGCCAATACCAGCGCCCACCACGCCTGTGGCCAGACCCGTGTTCAGCGCACTACCCGCTGCGCCGGGCAAGTAGCTGCCAATGGATGCCACGGGGTTAAAGCCTCCGATGGTTCCGCCACCGCCAAAGTAGCCCATAGCACCGGAGATCAGCGCGTCTTTGAGAGAGCCACCAGAGGCCAGGGTCACAGCGCCAGACGCTACGGCAGCAGTGCCCGCCGTGCCCAGGCTCATACCAAAGGCGGTTGGTCCGAGGACCGTGGCTAACGCAATGGTGCCCAAAATCCGTCCAACAGGGCTTTTGAGCACATCTTTGACGATGTTGATGACCCCCTTGACCACGGACTTGACCGCCCCAGTTATTTTGTTCCAGGTTTTTTTCAGCCAGCCGTATTCAGGCAAGCCGGTGACAGGGTTAATGGTTCCTGCGCCGCCGCGACTTTGCAGCATGGACGCTTCACCAGGGGTGATGTGCGCCAAAACGGTGTCGCCGTTACGCCCTTGAGAACGCAGATAAGAGGCCATGTCGGCCAGGCCGCCTTCAGCAAATTGTGCGGGCTGCAGCCCTTCCACGACAGGGCCAATGCTGGCCACGTCCTGCGCGGTTTCGGCCGCGCCCAACTGCAACTCGTTTAAGACGACGATCAGGGCCCCTACAAATTCGGGATCAAACTGATCTGGGACTTCCATGCCATCGGCCTGGGCCAGTTGGGCAAATTCCGGATAGTCTTCGGGGGTTTCGACCAGGCGCTCAAGGATGCCAATCAAGGCAGTCAGCTCTTGGGGAGGAATCTCGGCCCCTTGGAAGCTGCTCCTGATCTGCCGTTTGAACATCTCAAACTGCTGGGGGTCCGTCATATTGAGCGCCGTCAAGGCGGCATCGTACGAGTCTGCGCTCGTGACGAGGGGTTTCCCTGCTTGAGGGGCTGCGCCCTGCATGCCCATGCCTTGAGGCAGGGCCATGATTCCTTCATCTGCCATGATAGTCCTTTCCAGTTTTTGCCAAAGGCCTCATGGGCCGCGCGTCGGGAAAGGACGCGTGAATGGCTGAAATTATCCAACAAAAAGTCAAGTTTTGTCCACTGTTCATGAGCGATCAATCTCAAGATAGGACAAATAGAAGTGAGAACTGGCCTGAGTAGACTGAACTTTCAATACGTCACCCGCCTCCATCACAAATGGAACGCCATTGAAGACCTCCATAGTCGCGTCTGGGGCAATGGTGTGGGCCTTTAGGACGTAATGCAACGTGGCATCACCTGCGTTGTACTGCGCCACCTGCAAACTGGTCCGTGATGCGTTGGCATTGGTTACCCGCAAAGAGCGAATGACCGCTGTGGTCGCATCAGGGACGGTGTAAATCGTTGTTTCTGTGGCGGCTGATGGCAGCAGCACCTTGCGAAGATATTTGTTGGCCATGATTACCTCAACGAAGACATGAAGGTGACCGTCAAAATCACCGAAGGAATAGCAGGGACTGGGGCAGCCGCTGCAGCCGCTGTTGCATGCAAGTTAGTGTCGTCAACCGCCCACATCAGCTCAAAGTAGTCCCCACCATTGAGGTCAAGCACAAAGTTCCACGCGGCCACTACCTCGGCATTAGTGCCTTGAACGGCCACAACACTTGCTGAATTCGCAATGTTTGCTCCGTTGATCCTGGGCCAAATGTATGCGTGAGCTGATGCACCTGACGCCTTGTCCAACTGAATGGAAAACTGAAAGTTGTAGACGCCTGGCAAGTCAACATAGATGCGCGATGTCGGAGAGCCGACATACATCTGGTTGGCAATCTGCGAGGTGTTGAACGTGTACGCTTTAGCCGTGTTGATGGTTGCAATTGTCTGCGTGGTGGTATCAAAGAACGATCCATAAGGCAGCAACATGCCAGCGCCAGCACTGCTGAGACTTTGGTTGAAGCCACTGGCCTCATACCAGGTCAATGCCGCGTCCTTATTCTCCGTAGTTATAGGCGTGTAAGTGCTGTTAAGCTGTGTAACGATCTGCTCGAGCGAGCGCACAAGCTGGTTGAACTCCCCAGGGTCGTAGTCCTTGGAAGCGTTGGGTAGGCGGACGTTGTTGATTTTGCTCATCGCAGGCCGTCCGGTTGGATGTCAACCCGCATCGTGCCGAAACGCCAAGTGGTGTCCACGGCGTCGCTTTCAATGCGAAGCTGAATCTGGCGGCCTCGGGCCCTTGTGTCCACTTTCTCTGTGGTGGGAGTGATCACATAGGGGTCAAGTGAACTGGGCGATGCGGTGGCCTGGGGGAAAGGTCGGAGCAGCAGGTGAACAGTAAGGTCGCCCAGCTGGTTCTTAAAGTCAGGGATGAACCTGCTCATGAGCAGCATGTTGTCCCCGTCTCCAATGTCAAAGTATCCCGACCGAATGTAGGCCACAATAGCCTCACCATCCCCGTTATAGCCCGTCTCCTGGCTGTACACCTGTGATCGGCCTGCAGTCAGTCCGTAAATGGTAGAGATGGTGGCCGCAGTGCTGGTTTGATCGTAGGAGGCAGCAATAGGCCTGCTGAACGTGCCCTGGTCGGCCCAAGTGGTTCGCGCCATTGTCCCAATCGACCACACGTCCTCGAGGTAGTTGTAGGTGACAAACCGATCAATGTAATCACTTGTGAATGAGCAGTACCACCAGGTAACCTCGTTGAACTGAGAGTTCACCCCAACATAGACCTTTTGGCTTTGGACAAGGTTAAGGTCCTTGAACACGTAGTCCTGGACAGTGGACGGCAGTTTTTTTACTGTACCGTTGAACACATAAAACGCTTCTTTGCCCATCCAATACGCTACGCCGTTTACGTCCGCAGCAGCATGGGGACCAATGCAGCCACAGTTTGCTCCAAGCTGCTGGAACTCAAACGTAAAGGTGGGGCCGACATACGCCTGGCTGTGGAGCGCGGTGTCCGTGAAAATCAGAATCTGCCCTCGTGAACGAATCGCAGAAACAATACGGTTGCCGTCTGTCAGACGCTTGCTGCCGGCGGTGTTCGTTGCTGTTACAGCAAAGGTTCCAATGTCTTCCTGGGTTGAAAACCGCACAAACATCGGGTCCTGTGTATTGGGGTCGCCCACTGTTGTTTCAGTGCCAAAGCATACCAAGTGTCGGTCCGGTGTCGACACGAGGGCATAGGTGCTTTTTGTAGGCGCTCCTGCAATGACCGTGGCTCTTCCGCCGGTGGTGGGGGACCACTCGTAAACGCCTCCCTCTACGCGCTGCAAAATCAAGTTTTGGCCGTAGGTATCAAACTGCCACACGTCGGAGAAAAGGGTCAAACTAGCGGAGGGTGGGCGTGGAGTGCCCCAGGTTGAGGCTCCCCACGCGCCTGTTCCCCAGCCAAAATCCGTGTAGCTCACGTCAGCGCCCACTGGGATTTGATAGGCTGCAGTGGCGCTACCGGCTGCAAGGACAGTTGAAGATGCGGCTTGAGGAGATAGGATCGTGTACTCATCTACTCCGGTTACCGCTTGTATTTCAAATTCGGCAGTAAGACTGGCATTGGCAATGCCACCGGGGTCCCCAGTGACACTTGAAAACGTAACAAAGTCCCCTACAGCCGCACCGTGGGCGACGTCGTTCACTGCTACCGTGGTAGAGCCCGAGGTTGTGTCAAAGGTAACGGAACCGGTGGCCCGAATAGGGGTTATATCTGTCCAAAGACCCCCGGAAAAAGCATACACCTTGCGGGTTGTGCCGATTGCCGCGTAGGGCACCCCATCAAGGGCGTTCCAAGTAAACGCGCAGGTTGCCATGCCCACAAGGTTTAGGGGAATGTTGTCAAACGGTATCCAGCCGCCAATCTTTTCAGGCAGGCCATACCGAAAGCGAACATAGTCGCAGTCAACCCAGCCGCCTTCCGAGCCGTATTCGGTATTCTGCTTGTCAACGCCCGGTTTGAGGAAAAGTCGAAGAAGTGCCATGAGTGTGCCTTATTTGATTGGTCCGCCAATAAGCCACGCGTCGCATGTACGGTCTCCAGCACACTTGAAATGAAACAGCTCGCAGTAGCCTAAATTGGCAGCATTGATGACATCGTCAGCATAGCTTTTGTGCTCGCCCATGTCCTCTTTCTCGATGCCTTCGGCAATGGCCTTAAGCATTTCAGGCGTCTGGATGAACGCGCCGCAGTTGCCGCACAGAGCCTTCTTTACCTCAGGGATTGTGGTCTCCCACATGTCCGCTTTCTTTTGCCAAAAGGCAGTGGAGGCCGCGCCAGGATTCAATGGGCCGTAGCCGTAGTCCTTGATAGCGTGGTTGCGGTTTTTGAGGTTGACGTGAATGTCCCTCACCGCCTCAGGAGCGCCTTGTCCGCCACGGGCGTAAGCCTCTTTGATGCCCTTGGCAATCGCGTCCTTTTTTACTGTGGCCATGGTCAGCCCTTTGCAGCGCGCATGTTGTCCACCAAATTGGGGTACGGGCGGCCTGCCTTCTTGGCGGCAGCTTTTGCAGAGGCCTTCTTTGCCGGAGTCAAGGCCTTGGGTTTTCCGATGCTTTTAGGGCGTTTTTTGTCCCAAACAGGCGTGGTTTTCATAAAAGGCTCCAGTCAAAGAAGTTTTGTGGTATGCGACATTTTCGCACTTAACTTAGGAAGAGCGCAATCTCTGCTTCCCGGCGCTTGACCAGCCCCGGCAGCACTTTTCCGCCGCCTTTGGTCCAGACTCGGAACGCATCGGCCGCGCCCTCCCAGTCGCCCCGGTTGGCTCGCATGCGAATGGTGCTGCGCTGCAGGTTGCCTAGTCCAAAATTAAAGGAAATAGAGACAAGAGCGTCGAAGCTGCCTTGACGCCCAACCACACCGGGAACAAGACGAAGAACACCCCGTTCAAAAGTTCCAACATCAGTTCGGAATAGTTCGTCAATCTCCGTTTTTGTCCAGACACGGCTGTCCTCCGATTTAAGGGGGTACTCTTTGCGGATCATGGGCGTTTCCTTGCCCTCCACCCGCACCATTGGGAGCCTGATTTGCTCCTGGTACAGGACATGGCCGTAGCCAATCGTCCAGATGTGCGCTGGGCAAAGGTAGGGTTTGTTCCTGCACCCCTCGTAGCGGTGCATCAAGTCTTCCCCGGCTTTGCTCAGTTTCACTTCTTGCTCCACTGGCGGCTGCCGAACCAGAACCCGATGATGCCGCCCAGCATGGCCATCTCGTCGCTGGAGAAAATCAGGTCGGAGTAGCGGATCACATCGTCAATGCTGGTGATGAGCGTGGGGTGCTGCCACAGGTACATCGCCATGAATGCGTTGATTGCTACCAGCTCCAGCACAAAGATGTAGGTCACCGTAGGGCGCACTGTGCCAACGTAGCTGGAAACCCATGTGGCGGCCTTCTCAAGCACCTTGGCGTCATGGGCCAAAGCTGCCTCGGTCATCCGGGCATCGGTCTCC